TGGAAAAATCAATAAAAAACCCCGCCTTGTGAGCGGGGTTCTTCGTGGAGCATACGATTAGTATGAACCGCTTGAGCCATAAACACCCAATGGATCAGACCATCCGAAAGAATAACGCTCACGAGACTTGTAACGTACATTACCAGTATCGAAGTCACCGTCCATAGAATTCTGGAGTGGTGTACGAACAAAATGCTTAAGGCCGTTAGGTACATCGGTTGTCAAGAACCATGCGTTTGTGTCGGTCAAGAAGTGGTTAATTGTGTAACCATCTGGAATCGAGCCATTGTTCTTAATAGCGTTGATGTCGTTGTTGTTTGTACCAACACGCAATTCAGTTTCGAGCAAACGAGTTGCAACGAACTGGAGTGCAGGAGGAACAACTAACTTCTTCGGTTTAGCAGCGATCAAGAGACCACGCTCATCTGTCCAAGCAGCAATACCGATAACAGCATTTTCCAATGATGTTTCGTTCAAGTCAGCTTGAGTAGATGGGGTGTTCGCGTTAACGCCACCGTTAACCAGGGTGTGCTGAGTGCTGAAAAGAGCAACGCCGTCACCACCAACGAAGGCAGATGAAAAACCGTTGTTCAATGTAGCAGCAGCTTTAACCTGCTTTGTGTACGCCATAGCACGAGCTAGACCTTTGGTGTAGCGAGCTGAGAGTGAATCGTAGAGGTTGTCCTCGATTGCCTCTTCAGTCAAGCTAAAGCCAAGGGCGATAGTTTCGTGGTTGTAGCGAGCTGTCCATGCTTCTTGAGCATTGTCATAAGCGATGGCAGAGCCTTCGTTTTTGACAGGAGCTGCAGAGAAACCTGACAGTTTTGTTTCTTCTTCAAAAGAACGCTCAGAAGTCTCAATCTCGTAGATCTCTTTGTGTTCTTCACCGTAGCGAGCATACTCTAATCCGAACAATGCATTCAGTCCAGGGAGCAACTCTTTCAGTAGTTGTGCGCGTGAAATAGCCATTTAATTAGCTCCTTAATTAGCTGTAAACAGAGCCAGTTGCGTTGTAATAACTATGGATACCAAAGTTAAACTTCACAATTGCTTCTGGATACTGGGTGAATACAAATGTCGAACCGCTTGCAATGCTTGATACTGCGCTTACAGCCGCACCACCAGCATTTACAGTTACAGGCTGGGCATTAATTGTTACAGAAGTTGCGCCAGCTGCAGCAGCAGCGGAAACATAAGAACCTGTAGCAACATATTGACCGTTAGAAGCCAAATAACCAACTTCAGTACCAATTGGGAGGGCTTGTACTAAGCCGCCTGTGCAAGCAATGGTAGTAGAAGTAACTGCAGAAGTCGACACAACAGAGCTAACAATAGCTGTATCAGGAACTACGCTAACCAGACGTAAAGGCTGGGTTGTAGAAGCTGAACCAGTTGTATTGCTATTAGCTAAAATACCATTGGATGAGTTGCCTGTGTTTACAGAGCCAGCCAAGTTGGTTGCACTAAAGTTCTGACCAACTTGGAAGTTGTTTACAGAACCAATAGTTGTACCAGCAGCAGCAGTAACAGCAGCAACTTTAAACAATGTGTCTGGATCGTCACAAATAATAGCTTGGCAATCGCCAGCTAATGTACCAGCTGGCCAATACTGAGCAAATTGCTTCTGCTTAGTAGTAGGGCTAGTGTATGTGCAACCTAAGAAAACACCAATTTGACCGTAAGTCGCTGCACCAGACGTACCTGCGCCACCATCGGTGACAGCCATACGAGTTACAAGACCTTTAGTCAATGCTACGAAATCGCCATAATAAATATTGACGTTGTATCCGTACTGGATTGGCACATAACGTGTTGATCCAGCAAATACTTGTCCGCCAATAAGATTAATAGGCTTTAGGCCGTAAGGGGCCGAAACTGTAGGATAAGCCATTTAAATCTCCTAAAAATTAAGAACCTTTTCCAAAACTAGTCGTGGATTTTCTCTCGTTAAAGAGGGGCATCCTTGGGTCGCTTTGGCGCATTAAGCTATTGTCTACAGCTTCCGACTGGGCTTGTGTTTGCTGCGCATAATAATCAGCACGTTGTTGCACAAATTCAGAAGGAGTTTTGCAAAGCAATAACCCGCCAATCTCGATGTTGTCTTTAAAACGTCCATCAGGATTAACTAACAATTTAAATTTCGGTTGCTCTTCTAGCGTTACAGGTTCCCATCCTTCTCTCATTTTGGAAGAGATATTGCGAGGGTCTGCTTGACCATTCATAGAAACTCGAATCCAACGGTAGGAGAAACCTTCCTGTTTATCAGGTTCAGGCAACAACTCAGGTGGTCGCCATTGTTTAGGGCGCTCAGCTTGCTGTCTATCTGCTACTTCACGGGGAACTCTATTTGTATTAGCCATTTTGGGACTCCAATTTAGTTAATTCCATAGCATATTGCTCTGGAGAAAGGTTGAACTTTTTTGCCAAAGCTAACTGCGTCTGCGTTAGTTTGACCTTTTTTGAAGATGTTGAACGCGTTGCAGATGCTACTACCGTGCTGGGTTTTTTTTCAGATTTCTCAGAGGCTCTAACCTCTGGAACTTCCTCAAACTTCTCAGGGAAGCGCTTCCTAACCTCGGTATCAATGACGTTCCAGTAATGATCGGAGCCTAGTGGGACTCCCTCTTTCTCTAGCCGTCTATGAATCCCTGATGCAAGGAATGTCATATCATCGTCTTCGCCATACCACTTGTTTTTGTCAAGCCACGCCTGGGTTTTTGAGTCCATGCGCTGAGGTTGGGATTGCGGTGTAGATATTTTTACATTATCTTGTTCAGATTGTAAAGCATTTTCTTCATATTGTGGTTGATAGCGCTCTAATTCCTTAGATTTGAACTTGACTTCTGTTAAACGCTCCTGTGCATCGGTCATTCTGTCTGAATCTCCAGACTCATAAGCCTCTTTTAGCTCTCGTTTTGCCATTTCTAGCTCACGAGTGATGCCTTCCTTAGCAGTAGTGACGTAAACCTTCTCCCCATCGGACAAACGCCCTTTGAGTCTCTTGTTTTCTTCAATAACTAAGTTAGCAACGCGAATAGCTTCCTTATGCTCACGCATAGCTTCATCTTTAAGCCTACGCTCGTCATGCATTAGCTTTTTCATTTGAAGCAAACGCTCTTTAGCCTCTTGTGAATAGGCTTCTAAGTCGTCATTTTCAACATCTTGTGCAATTTCCTTGGGCAAAGGGGCGGCATTGACAACATCTTCCTCTGGAATATCGTTCTCAATTTCAATTTCTATCTTTTGCTCAGGCTCATTTTCAATTTCGTCTGGAAATTTGAATTCTTCGTCTTTAAATTGGGACATTTATTTCTCCTTAAACACGAGTAATTCCGCGAGGATCTTCAACTACAGCCTCTACAGAATCGTCATTAATGATGCGGAACTCCCTACCGTGGATTTTCAGTCTAGTACCCGTATTAGGACGGGCTAAAATGAAGTCACCGACCTTACACCAAGGTCCGTTAGGGAAACGTGTTGGGTCTTTGTAGCAATCTGATCCCATTTTTACAACGAAAAATACAGTCGAAAGCACTTCTTCGTAATGCAAAGTGGAATCCGCTTTGAGAATCCCGCTTTCATACTCCTTTTCCTTCTCTGGAATTGCTACCAAAATGCGGTATCCAGATGGTTCGGGAAGGGCTTTTGCTTTTTCTTCGCTAGATGCTGCAAAGTTTACTGCTCCTACTATCTGTGGCTGATCGGGATTTGAGCCGATCAGGATAGTTGTTTCACTCATCCGAGTTCTCCAAGTTTTTTTTCAGGTCTAACATGTATAAACGTGCAGTAAGAAGACCTGTAATCTCTCCACACATTCTTTGGTATTCAGCGTAGTCTTTGGCTACGCCAGTACCGAGGGACTCTTCTAGTCCCTCAACTTTTTCACCTACCTGTTTGAGGAGGCGATCTAGTATTTTGTCGTTCATTCTGGTTTTTTACCTTTTTGGTTTTGTTGTTGTCTTTGGTTGTTCATTTGGGCTTTTGCTTGGCCTACCTGAGCGCCAATCCTCATGCCTTCCATGCGCTCTTTTGACTGTAAGTCAGCTTTGTCTTTAGCTGTCTTAGCGCCAACTTGCATACCCGCAATTTCTTTTTGCGCTGCAATACGTTGCTTTTCAATCTCCAGCTGGTCAGCCTTGGCAGCTGCATCCATAGCCATCTTCTTCTCTTTAATTCCAATTTCTTGGGCTTTGAGCTGAAGTTCTTTCATCTGCATCTGGATAACTGGATCTTGGGCAGCCTGTTGTGCTTGCTGCGCTGCAATCTCAGTCTTATTCTGATTGAGAAGTTGCTGGGCTACAGGCACAGCCATACGGGAAATCTGCATTTCCATTTCCCTTGACATATGGTTTTCGCTATTGTCATCATCGTAAGGAATCTGGATACCCATCGCCTCTTCCATTTGGCGTTTGTATTCCATACCAACGTGTTCTGTGATGTGAGCTTGCATAGCCTGTAACATCATTGGAGCCTGTGGGTTTTGGCCAATAACCATTTTAATCTTAGGGTCATTCATAGCAGCCATATGAATCTTGATGTGGGCTTCGTGGTCTTGGTATGAAAATGCTCTGAGTGGCTTGTTCTTTAGCACATTCATATTTTCAGTAATCGGATCACATGGCTTGTCATCTTCTGGCAATGGAACTAACTTCTGGGCGTTCTTAATGCCGATCACCGATAACATCTGACGATGCAAGAAAGGCAGGTTATATAGTTGTGGAGCAGTCTGGGATAGCTGTAGAACTGCCTGATATTGAACCACTTTCTGGCTCATAGTCGCGGCATTTGGATCACTTACAGGAATAATGTTAACTGCATCGTAATCCGATTTCTTAGCTTTTCGGCTGCCTTCTTGGGGTTCATAGCTGTATTCATCAGGAGCATTAGAAGCAATAATGTCTTTTAATAATCTGAACTCTTGTTTCATTGAGTAATGAATACGGGCTTGGATGGCGCTCATGACTTTGAGGGTGCGCTCTAAAATTGCCAGAGTAGTACCAACTGGGGAGTTGGCTGACATATCTGCAATCTTCAAATCACCAGCAGAAGCGAATCTTCTGCCGTCCTCGATGATTTGGTTTAACAAGGTAATCAAAGTCTGGCTTGGCTCCTTGTAAGGAAGCGGCATGATGTTGTCTTTCATTGCCCCACTTGGTACATCTACGTCACGGAATTCGCCTGGTGCTATTGGCGTGTCATCGCCTTTGACTCGCAA